GTTAGCTATATCCCGTATCTCATCATCACTCAGTCCTTGCCATTGTTTCTTTACTACCCAATCACACATACATTCGTGGTAGCAAGTAGCGGCACATTCACACCTATCAGAATTAAACATCATTCTTCTCCCTTAATGCCTCGTCAATCTTTTGAAGTAAAAGTAACATCTTGCTAGACGGCTCAATCGTTGCGTAGCTGGATGCCCAAGCTACTGTGTAGCCATACCCATCACCCATACCTAAGTTGTCACCCCATATAGATTTAGCAATTGCAACAAACTCCTCTCCACTTAAACTCTGCCATTCTTTGGGGTGGGTGTAAAAAGGTGTTCCATTAGGTAAATCGTCATACCCTAGTTTTAGTACCAACCCATTATCTTGCTTAACTATCATTGGCTCTTGTATTGGTTGTTGAGTATTAAGCGCATTACAAATCATCTGTGCATATTGGTTACGTTCATCATCTACAAAATCACCATCTATCCTTAACCCTGCATCAAAGTCAAAATTGTTATCTTGAATATACCCATTACCTTCGCTTGTAAAGTTTCTATCTTTCATAGTCATAGTTCTGTCGCCATTTGTATATATTGGCTCTTGTGTTGGTTGTTCCGCTAGTGCTTTGGCGAAGGCTTCAAGTTGTTCTTCCGTAGCTTTGTAGTAGTCACATGGCGGTTCTATAACTCTTTTAAACCCACACTCAATAGCAATCTTTAGTGCTTCGTCTTTAGCCATCACTCACTCTCCTTTAATCTTGGTTAAGGATTTTTTTGCTAGGGTTATACAGTTGCCCATTAAATGTGTGTCTGTGTAATCATTTACGTCTAATAAACTTAAAGCTAATTTAATTCTCTCTTCCAACTCAGTAATACGCTTGGCATCTACCTCACCTCGTGCTTCCCATGCTTCCCATGTGATATACGCCGCATTCGTCATGTAGGCATCACCTACTGTTACTCGCATTGTATTAACTTCATGGCGGGTAGCCCACGCTTCAAACTGTTCTCTGTTAGTCATCTTGCACCTCCATCTTTTCTAAATAAGCATATCCCGCTGGGACATTGGATGCACTTACGTTTGCTGTAATGTATGCTTTCCCATAGTTAAGCTCATGCCACACATACAAATACTTCGGCTCTTTTGGTTGTGATTTGATGCGGAAGTCACATCTACCATCAGCCCAATCAGGTCGTGTATCTGTATGCCACTCACATAAACCTCTAAATGTCCACTCAATCACAGCCCCATCAGCCCATGCTTTAATCTCTTTGTGCCATTTATGTTGTTTCATTCTATTTTCTCCAGAATAATTTTGTAGTTACCCCGTATGCCTTTATCAAACAAGTGCTGAAAATTCAAATTAGCACCAGCATCTGTAAATTCTACGACAATGTGTTGAGGCACTTCAAAATCAGCCAACTTCCCATTTGCTACTATTTCCATACACTCACAGATACACTCACGACCTTGATTACAATCTCCGTTACATGTCATCTTTGTTCTCCTTAAAGTCCTCAACTTCAGCTTCGGCTAACTGCTCATCAATCTCAGCCTTACGCTTACGGAATATCCCATCAAAGTTATCGGTGTAGTCGGTAGTGTTCTTCTTACTGATGATTTTGTCACCAGTAATGTTGTTCTTGTTCTTACTCACGTCTACCTCCCGAAATATCCAATTAAAACACCAAGGGCATCGTAGACTTCTTTACTACCGTCACCATAAACTTCTATCTCTTTACCTAACACTTCCCTAGTATTCTTTAGGTGTGCAAGCACGACAATATCCATGAGTTCATAGATAACACCCTCATCGTTAAATTCTAGTTTAATGTTCATGTGACATAATCCCTTTATGTATTTTGCCTTTAGCTGGCTTGGTATCTGTGTACCCCATGCGAAATGCTAGGGCTTGATTGTCTTGTAGTCCTTCGGGTAGCACGATAGGGTTTAACCTCTTAGGCTTCTCGTCAGATTTGTTCAGCGTAAAGAAAGTATTAGCCCCTATACCATACTTAAATATAAACCCACTATCAACTAATAATCTCATACTGTATTGAATATCTGAACGGTCATACCCCTGTTCCATTAGGCTCTTGCCAGTACGGTCAGCCTTTTGGATTTCAGCATACAGCAACTTCTGCACAGATGTTAGTTCAGATTGCTTCGGGATAAGCGTAGCTACTTCGTCCATAGCAACCACCCGATACCAATCATAATGATTACAAAGGCAACCTCACCTACTGTAATCTTGTCGTCATGATTGTCCTCAAAGTCCTCACTCTGTAGCCTAACCCCAAAGGCTTCTTGGCTTGAGCGGGGGTATTTATCATAGTTCATGGTTTCTCTCCTATCACTAATAGTTTTACTGAGCTATCCTCTACATCATGCCCTGTTAGTTTGCATATGCTATCCCATGCATCACGCTTAATCTCATCTGCATATATAACTACCCATACACACTCATCACCTTGAGTACCCACCTTATTCCACTTAGTTTTCTTAAGCTCTAAGTTTTGCTCATCAGTTAGTTTCATCATCATTCTCCTAGTTTGGGCTAGTTTGCCATTTTAAATCTCGCTCATCGGTATCTTCCTCATCCTCAATGTCGTAGTCCATCACATTTTTGTAAAGCTCGTCATTGGTGTACTCGCTATTAGCAAACTCAGTAATTAAATCTACTAATCCGCCGTAGTCTATATCGCTACCTAGCCACATCATAACTCGCCCTCTTGTCGCTCTTTTTTTAGTATTCATTTTGTTTCTCCTTATAAGTTTGCTAGGTATTTCTTAAGCACATCAAAGTCTTGTTGGGGTATTTCTTTATAACCGCCGTTAAACATTAGTGTGTCATCACTCCAGTACCCATCATATTCTTTGTCATATACATCGCCACCTCTCCAGTTCTTAGTTACTTTCTCGCTGTAGTTATCGGGGCTTCCTCTTGTACAGAATAAATACTGACTATCGTATTCCATACCACCATTACGCTCGTTTACTGTGCCTATGTAGTATTTTTCAATTGCCATTTTATTTCTCCTCTAATACTTTAGCTATAGGTGTAGCACTTGCATCTGTGCAATGTGGGGGGTTGTCTAGTATTACTGTTAGTGCATCTTCTGCATCAATGGCTTTCGTATACCATGTGTATACTACTGTTTGCGTAACTATATAATTGTCCATATCACACCTCACCTAATACTTGGGCAATTCTAATTACACTATTAATATCTTTACGCATAGCAGACGCAATCAGACTACCGATTAGATACCCTTTATATTTTTCAGGGGATAATTGTTCTTTGATTAGTTTATTTATGTCAATTACTACGTTTGTAGGAACTTCTTGTGGTGGTTTCGTAACAGTAATTTCTTTACGTAGTATACATCTAGCTTGGTATACCAAAGATACGTCACAGTTAGCTCTATTTGCTACCTCTTTAATGTTCATAGTAGGATACTGCTTTATTATTCTACGGCAATGTTCTGATTTACTTATTTTGTGTACTTTAACTGCGGTCATATTGTTCTCCTAATGGTTACTCTTGTGGGAATACTCCGAATTTAACTCTAAGTTTCATGCTTAGTTCTCTAATTACATTATTTACTGCTTCAATAGTTGTTTCTGTAGTTGGTCTTTCATTCCTCCAAAATCCTATATCCGACGACATAACAAACCCTAGTAGTAATTCCTTAGAGAATTGTTTGTCTTTGATATCATTATATAATCTAGATACCCATACATCATTATGCCAGTCAGGTTTTTGCCAATCGTCGGATGATACAGAAACTTGTTTGCACAAAGCATCTAGTACTCCCATCCTAGCTCGTACCTTGATACCATGTTTAAATGCCCTAGAAGCCCTAAGCCATAATAATCTAGCGTCTGTATTAGGAACTAGTAGTATGTTAGGTTTAGGGTTAAGACACTCCCCAGTAGTCAGGTCAAATTTAATACCCTCAAAATATTCATATCCTTGAGCAGATACAGAATACCAAGTAGTGTGTGTTTGCATCCAGTTATTTATAATTTGGTTGTGTTGTACAGAATATACACCTGTATTCTTACGCATCCATGAAATTGGTATAGCCCTATGTAATGCACTACTTAGTGTAGGGCTAGTCCATCTAGCTTGTTGTGGTGTTAAACTCATTACTATTGTATCGTCAGGATAGTACGTAGCAATTAGAGTTTCGTTCCATCTGCTACTACGTACTTCGTATGTATTATCTACTTTGAATACTCTAGCCCACCCCTTTAGTGGTCTGCCTTTAGTAGGTGTTTTTGCATTGGAAAACCATACCTCCATTGCTCTATAAGATTTTGCTGTACATTCATCATAATACATATATATCCCCTATCTCGTTAATTTGTGCATAACTACTGCAGAAGTCATAGAGCTTAAGTCTACATCTATGTTAACTTCTTTTTTCTCTCTTGTCTTTATTTCTTTATGTCGTTCTTTAGTATGTTCGGGTAATAAATCCCATAAAGGTGTCCATACCTTTAGCGCAGGGGCTAGAGTTTCATAGGCTTCAATAACTTGTTTTACATTACTTACAAACGTATCTCTCTTAAATTCTAAAGTATCTATTTTTGCTTTGTATTCCTCAACTTGTTGCTCTATGTCTGCCCATATTGGGTCTGAAGATAACGATATCTCGTTAACAGACCATCTATTTAAACTCTTAATTCTACCGCCTGCTTCCCATGTATAAGGTATTGATACTGGGGTTTTATACTGTAGTTTGATATTAGGGGATAGTATTGTGTTCCCTACTGCAACAAGTACAAGGGTTTCAAACTTCTGAAAAAATTCTGTAGGTAGTTTATTTATATGTTCTGTATACTCAGCCATACCTCGTTCATAAATAGTGTCTGCCCACTCACTTGGGTAGTCTGCTCTCGCAGTATCAATCTGCTTCTGAAATACTTCCCTTGCTTTATCTGTAATAGCCTTACGTAGTTCCCCTGAAAATTTAACTGTTGCCATCTTGGTTCTCCTCATAGTTAATATGGTACTCATTGTCTATAATTGCTTCTTTTACTGCTTTATCACTAGTTAAATACTCGTACTGCGCTTCTAAATCCTTATATAAATCTTTCATATAGTCCTCAAATATTTCCACAACATCTTTCTCAAAGGGGACTAATTCAAACGATAGTTTAGTATCGTAAGACTGAATAATCTGCTCATGAAATTCTGACGGTGTGTCCATGTGTTGACTAAATTCCTCAACCTCTATGTTTATACTTACTGCTTTGTAGTGGTAGTATCTACCTACGTGTCTACAAGTTATATGTATAGCTCTACTATCCTGCTGTGCAAGCATACGTACCATTGGATATTCGTCGGCAGTAAAATGCGTATCCATAAACAATGTCATATCGTCTACATATCCCTCAAAGCAAGCACCATCACCTTGCGACCAAAATCCAGTCCAATATACAGCGTCAGCTACTATGCCTTTAGTAGCTAATTTTGCAGTAAAATCATTTTTTACATCCTCATCCCAATCGTCGTGCATGACATTTATATCTCGGTAATGGTCTAGCATCTCTTTAGTAATTTCCATAATTTTATACTCCATCACATCATCACTACTTCACCAAATGGTGCAGTATCTCTACCAGTTGATACCCATAACACAGGACAGTCAGGCTCAACACCAAAGTCATTACACTCTAAGTCGGTCAAAAATATACAAGCAACAGGCTCTATATTGTGGTCTACTAGATATTGGAAACATGGGCTAAACGCTGTACCACCACCACCATGCGGTTCGACGTGAACTGTGTCATCTCTACCAAACTCAGCATGATGGCTTACTGAACTATCAAAATATATCAAGTGAATTTTTGATGGGTTACAGTCCTCTTTAGTAGCAATTACCTCAGCACCAAACTGGTTGATTATCGGTGGTGTTATAGACCCTGAACAATCTATAAAGAATACAATCTCACCCAATGCTTCACCACTTACACTAGGCAAGTACATTCCTTGTGCAATAAATCGTCTATTCGGTCTAGCCCATGTACGCTCATCAGTACGTAACTTGACAACAAATCTACGTAACACATCAGTCCAGTCAACTTTAGGTTGCAATACCTCACCTACTAATCTAGCTAATCCTGCAGATAACTGCCCCATCATTTTAGCGGCTTGAGCCGCTTGAGCTACTCGTACTTTCCATTCAGCTTCCTGTTGTGCTTGGTCAGCAGGTGTACCACCACCATCCTCACAATCATCCATAGGGTCGTTACCATCGTCGCTATCATCTTCATCAGGTAGTACATTGTATATGCCGTCAGTAGTACCGCCACCTGCCTTATATATCTCATCAGATAGAAGTCCACCAATAGGCATCTTTCCAATACCCTCATCTGTCAACAACTTGTTGATAACATAATCGCCTGCTTTGTTGAACTTACGCATATCTCTGCCATGCCGACGTGTTGGATGGTCAAGCATAGGATGAAAGCACTCATGAGCAATAAGAAATTTACGTTCCTCATCATTTAATCCCTCAATAAAGTTTGGGTTATACCTAATTTCTTTACCGTTTGTTGCGGCAGTTGGTATGTCATAGTCCAATTTCATAGGTAAATTTAAGGCAATATTTCCTATAAATGCGTGTTCTAGTACCAATGATGTTCTAGCTTTGGCGATAGACCGTATTACTTTGGCTTCGTCAGCTACACTCATTGGTTCTTTGCTAGTTTCTCTTTTTCTAATAACGCTTGTCATACCATACCTCCCATAAATACAGACATCTTGTCCATAATAGACTTGGCTTCTAATGCTGTGTCGCTACGTAAATCAGGATTATTTCTTAGTGCTTCAGGATGTTTTAACAAACTATCCTCAACTTGTTGACGCATAGTTTCGAGATTAGGGTCATCAGTAAAATTTAAGCGAGATAGCATATTGCATTGCTCTCTTAAATTCTCTACTAGGGTGTCCCTAAATATAGACTTAGGGTCGGCTAACTTGTCAGCCATGTTTTTTACCCTGTCATATAACCTTGTCCACACTTCGGTAATAGCTTTCTGTTGGGCTTGTTTAACTCTTACCTCAACATCTTGTTGGATACGTGTCAGTTCGTCACTAGCTATCTGTACTCTAAAATCGGTGCTAGGCACAGGAAATATAGCCATGTCCATTTTAAATTTGTCCTTAATAACGTCTACACTAGGGTAGTCGTCATCGTTGTACATATTATTTAATACACGCTTTGCGTTATCCACAAGTGTAGGATAATCCAGTAAAAATACGTTAACTAAGTGTTCCCATTCGTTATGTTCACGACGAAACTCGGTCATAAAGTTAAGGTAGTTAGCAGTCGGTAACATCATTGTTCCTTCAATGCCCCAAGGCAACGTGTTATCGTAAAATTTAGTACGTATATAAGTTGTTTTCTTATGCACATTGTCTAATGAGTCGTTCATAGGCAATAATGCTTTGTTATAGCGCCCTGCATCCATTGTTGTATGGTTAGCTATCGCAATATCTTGCGTTACTTTTTTGTCGTACTTACGTGCTGTCCACTGTGATACAGATAACTGCACTAATAATGCTCTGTCATTCAGGTTCATATAAACTCCTTAAATAGGGCTTTCGCCCTGTTGTTAAAACAATATATCTTGGTGTTCCATAGACCATTTAGTAAACGCTTGTGTATTCGCTAGGTCAGGGTTCTTACGAGCCGCATAACTGATTGACAGAACGCTAAACTCAGGTGGCATACGCCCTGCATAGGTACATACTCTATCAAAATTACCCTCAGTAGCTCGTTCTGCAATAGCACCACTCAAGGCATACAGCGTTGCAGGGTCAGTTGGCACATCACTAGTAGTCGGATTAAGCAGGATTGCGTCAGGATTTGGTAGTTTACGAAATATACGCATAAACCCTACAAACTCAGCAGCTGCACCCTCTCCTACTGCACCCTTAAAGCACTCATACTCGGCTTCTGATGCTACTAATCCAAGCATATCGCTTACACCCTCTACCCATGAACGTGGTGTAGCATTTTGGTCACGTTGTGGGTCGAAATCATGTAATAAGTTAGGTCTAAATCGAATAAAACTAATAACTTCGTTAGCCACATTATGGTCAATAGCCCATGATGTCCAGTCGTCAAGGTGTGTATCTAACTCAATAACTGTTTCTCTATTACGTAAATGGCTCAGTACTTTGTTAGCACCTGCTCGGTCTGACTGTCTATTACCAGTACTAATTACTTGCCATCCATCAGGCATAGGTACTCCATGTAGCGTTCTCGCTTGACAGATGTTAGCTAATACTTTCTGTAGGTCAGCATTGGCTTGGTTGCGGTCATCAAATAACAAGATACCCTCATCAGGTGCTTTACCCTTAACTGGAAACCAATCAGGTAACTTGTAGTGCAATGTATTACCATCAGCATTTGGGTAAAGAATACCAAAATCCTCAACCAACATTGTTGGCATATGTCGTTCTATACATGGTACACCAAGCTCTTTAGCTACTTCGTGTACTACGGTTGTCTTACCACCTCCGGGCATACCCTCTATACATGTTGTACGTTGTTTCTTGTATAAGCGTTTGAGTGTGTCTTTCATCAGCGTTGCTCTCATTTTATTGCCCCTTGTAAAGTTTATGGTCAATGCCATAGGTTATAAAGAAATTACCATCGCCTAAGGTGTTTTTAAATGCCCTAGCATCCTCTCTAGTAGCAAAATATACTGCTTCATTACCTTGTTTTACTACTTTATTGCCATTACGAACTGCATATAATCGTTTAATCGTCATTGTCGTTCTCCTCGTTCACCGCTTCTGTTTTCATACTTACTGCTATATGAAATGTTTCACATATAAGCACTGCTACCTTATCTGCTTGTGTTTCATCATCCACATAACATTCCATTAGTAGTTTAATTGCCATACATACCTCCTTTTTCACCTGTAAGAACTCGTTGTTTAATTGCCCCTACTAACCCCTTTGCATATACTATTGACACCATATCTGCTACTGAATAGTCCGTCATATGTTCAGGTAAATCAGGGCAACACTCATTATATTGTCTAGCTGTTGATGCACTCTTTTCAGTTATGTTGCGTAACCATATACCGCAAGTGTTATCCCATATGTACATAGGAAAGTGAAACCCATAGCTGTACACCACATACAAATTATCTGTGGCATATCTAGCAAACAGGTTACTACCGTCAAACGCAATACGGTTCTGCACATATTTTCTAGCGTCTTTATTGGCTATTTTGACTATCGGCATCACGCCCCCCTATGGTTGTTATATACCCCAATAAGCCCTCAGCGCACTCTCTGCGCCCTGCCATTAAGAAGTCCTCGTTGTCCTCTGCAAGACCTTCTGTCATGTCGGTGTTGTTTACTTCATCTTGTAGCCACGCTATAATTTTCTCTAACAGTTCTTTAGTCATCACTGTTCTCCTTTAGCCATTCCCTTATTACTGCCTGTGCAAACTTATCCAGCACCTCTATGGCATTGTTCTCAGTCCAGTATGTGCTACTTTCATCAACATGAATAACACCTGCCTCTATTGCTAATTGTTCAATGTTCATCATCATTGCTCTCCTCTAATACTAATTTAACGTTCCCACTTATAAGTTCATCACGAAATACAACAAGGGTATCAAGGTCATTTTCAGCCAATAGGTCGCGGTAGTACGTCATTTGTTTTTCCGCACTCCACCCCTCCATAGCGCTATCAAGGTTAATTGTGAATACTAGGTTTACTTCTGCTTTGTTCATCATTTAATCTCCTTAATGTATATACGAGTAGAAAGACCTTGCCAAGCAAGGCTCAATACTTCAGCTTCAGCTTTAGTTTTAGACCTAAATTCTTTAGCTTGATAATTGTTTTCAAAATCAATGTTTGAACTGCAAAACTCCACTACATATATTTCAGTCATTTTCATTCTCCATGATTATGGGCAGGTTATTAGCCTGCCCATCCTTGTGATTGTTGTGGTTGTTGTTAGAAATACGTCGCTACTTTTTTAGGTGCTTTGTAGCCAGATTTAGCTTCTACTATGGCAACAGCGATACGCCCAAAGTTATACCCAAATGCTAGTGTGTGGCTAGTAGGTATTTTGTCCTCGTTATCAGTAATGAAGTTACCCTCAAATACTGCTTTAGCGTTGTTGTATGCTTCTTTTGCTTTACGCATAGTAACAAGTTGTGCTTTGTTAGCCTTAGACAAGCTATCCTCGTCTATTGGTAGGAAGTTTAGTTTAGTTGTTGATGTAGCCATATCGTTCTCCAGTTATTTCATTACGACAGAGGCTTGATAGCCACTATCAATTAGTAGGTTCATGTATGCAATAGCACTGCTATCACGTTTGAAGCTAGAAAAGTACATCATGTCGCCATCAAGCCACTTCACCATGCTAATAGCGTTCTCAGGCTTCCTATGCTTTCTAGGTGCTTTGTATGGTAATACAGTAATTGGTGTGTCTACGTTCATTGGCATATTAGCCTCCAGTAAAATAATAATATATAACTTAACACGACAAAGCGAGGTCGCCTTGCCGAATTTCAGACTGGCATGAGGTGAAAAAAGTGTCAAGTTACGAGTTTGCTTAGCGATATTAGTGTTAAGTTTATATTTCAGCGGTTAACTTTACATGCTAAGTTATACAAAAAATCTGTGAATACCAAAGTGTACACTAAAATAATCTGTGATTTAGGGCAAAAATCTAGTGTCAAGTTACCTTAATTTAGCTCGATAACTTAACAGTGTAATGTGTAAAGTATTTTAGCAAAGCCATATACAGAGCCATTGTGCAGGGTGTGTAAACTTATGGGGGTAATATAATAATCTAAACAATCTACGAATTTAGAAGTTATGTTGTTGAGAAAAGTTTTTACAAAAACGAAAAATGTAGAGCTAGTATTCGAAAAAAAGCTATATTTTACAGATTGTTTAGATTATTTATATATAAGAGTGACTTTAATAAACTTATATATATATATGATTTCATTGGATATTATTATTTTAGCTCATTTTTTTTGTGTAACGTAAGCCTGTGGATAACTCTATAACATTACACTGTTTTTGCGTAGATTCTCACATATTTTCACAGATTGTTGCAGATTGTTGGTGTTTTTGCCCTATTTCTGCCTATATTTTAAGCAGTTTGATGTACGGACTCGCAATAAAAGAGCTGTAAGTACTTGATGTATATAGCATTGCATTTTTAACTGAACAAACTTTACATAGCCGACAGTAAAAGTACCTTAGCATTACGCTATAACTTGTTGATTTGTATAGAATTATTGCTCATTTTAACTCTTATATAAGAGTTATGTTGTTGATTTATATACATATTCTAAATCCCCCCCGACATAATGCGCTATACGACCCCAATTACAGCGAGCTATAAACCCCCGACGTATGGTATTTATATACGATAACAAACAACAACAGCTATTGGCCCTATACTACCCCTTAGCTTAATGCTTTTAACGCGCTACGCGTCGATTGTAGAAGTCTGAGACGTAAAAAACCCAGCCTTGTGAGCTGGGTTGGTATTACTGGTACATCTGAGTACGTAGTTGCATGCGCATCATTTGAAAGCAAGCGTATTGCCACCCACCATCTACTCGTTCGCATTTTAAAATCCAATCTTCATACTGTATGTCTGCAAGGGTACGCATATCTATCTCCAAGAAAGGTGGCAGGTGAGACGGCACCTGCCTAACCGTTTGGTTCTTAGTCCACTTCCACTTCGCCGTCATAGAACCAAGCGATGTACTCAAGCACACCACCGCTTGTCGTGTCAGCGTCGCATTTACCACCATGAATCGGATGGCTAGAAATTTCCTCTAACCCTGCTTCTTCAAGTGATAAAAACTCAACATGGTTTTCCCAATCGCATTGGTCAACCAAATCAAGCTCAGGAAGCGCCATGCTAATGGCATTAAGGTCAGGCTTTAATGTATAAAGCATAACTTGCTCCAAGAAAGGTGGCAGGTGAGACGGCACCTGCCTTACCGCTACTGCTCTCGGCTAAAAGTAGTTCTTAGCCTTGCTTGTAGACTTACTTGCCTCTTTCGGCACTATTGCTACGGCAAGTTTGCCGAAGCGGTATCCGAAAGCTAACATCATGCCTTTAGGCACTTTGTCTACGTTATCCTTAGTAAAAGCCGCTTCAAACACCGCTTTTGCTGATTTCTCAGCTAGGCGGGCTTTGGCAAGCTCAGCATAACGCGCTTTGGTTGATGAGGATAAGCCTTCCTCATTAACAGGCAACCACACTGGACTGTTGTCCATATCGTTCTCCAAGTTTTAAAAGAGCAGGTGCAGGTTTGCACCTGCTGTCGTAGTGGCAGTGCCGTTACGACAATTTCAGACTGACAGAAGTTTACAAAAATGACAAGTTACGACAATTTCGGCAACTCGGCAAAGATGAAGTTGCGCATCATGCGCTCAGGCGTTACGCGCTCAGGCGTTACGCGCTCAGGCGTTCGCGCGCACGCGCGTTCGCAGGGGGTGGGTAGGTGGACAGGCGAGGCGATGGCCCCCCCTATGATGGTAAACCGCTTAAAGCACGACCCAAAATCTAGCACGTGTAAAGTTACGCCCACTCAAAATCTAGCACGTGTAAAGTTACCTACCCCAAAAAATTACCCACTAAAAATACCAACGTGTAAAGTTATGCCCATCCAAATAATTGTTGACACTATCGTAATTTATAGATATTCTGCAGAAATGGATACCTTACCTCTATATCATACTAAATGGTCAGACAGACTGGCGTTCGACGTAGCACTAACCTTAGAGGGTAGTGGTGAATCGCTGCAGGAAGTTATAACTAGACACAACATAACTGCCAGTGACGTACTTATATACAACGCTGACCCTATATTTCTCAAGAAAGTAGACCACTATAGGGGGGAAATACGCGATAAAGGTATGACGTTTAGGTTAAAAGCCCGAGCGCAAGCTGAAGAATTGCTTACAACCTCATGGTTATTGATTCATGATGCTGCTGTATCCCCAGCAGTTAAAGCTGATTTGATAAAATCCACCGTAAAATGGGCTGGATTAGAGCCGAAAGACACAACGCAAGATACGACAGGTGGTGGCGGGGTACGAATTACTATAAACTTAGGGAATACCCCTCAAGATGTCCGTACTATAGAGGCTAATACATACGATAATGACAATTCTACAGACATACCAGCCATTGACTACGCAGAATAATCCAGAAAATACCCTAATATCGGAGTTTAATACTACATACGATGGGATATTAGCAGCTAAATTTGAGCATATAGGTGATGCTCAAGTGTTGGGGATTAAGCTATCAGAGTTAAAAATGTCGTATAAAATTAAAATTACCAAAAGTAAAAAGCATGGAATTGAGTACGTAGTGATGCTACTATCAGAAAAACATCAGGGATTACCTCATGGCATATGAGATAAACTATACTCCGCCTCCAACAGGTGAAAAGTTTATGGAGAGTAACGCTAAGATGCGTACACTCATGGGCCCAGTAGGGTCAGGTAAATCTGTAACTTGCTCGTTTGAAGTAGTTCGCAGAGCGTCAATGCAAGAACCTAATGCAAATGGTATACGAAAGTCACGTGCTGCAGTAGTACGAGAAACGGTGCGGCAGTTGCAGGATACTACGATTAAGACATTCTTGGATTGGTTTCCGCCGGGGCAATGTGGACAGTACATGCGCACGACCAAGACGTATTTTTTCAAAGTAGGGGACATTGAGTGTGAAATAATGTTTCGTGCGTTAGACGACGCAGATGATGTAGCCAACTTAAACTCGTTAGAATTAACTTTTGCATGGTTTAACGAGTGCAGAGATATACATCCAGATATTGTCGATGCCATGTCGAAACGTATTGGTCGGTTTCCAAGTGCAAAAGATGGTGGTCCAACTTGGCATGGTATGTGGGCTGATACAAATCCTCCAACAATGGATACGTGGTGGTACTACCAGATGGAGGGGCTGGACATAAAGGACGGCGTTTCTCCAAACAATAATGGATGGGCAGTATTTAAGCAGCCAAGTGGGCGCAGTCCGTATGCTGAGAATATTGATAACTTACCAGATGGGTACTATGATACGCAGGGTAGGTCTGAAGAATATATTAGAGTTTACATTGATGGTGAGTACGGGCTTTCGAGTGCTGGTATGCCAGTGTATAAATACTTTAGGCCAGATTACCACATGGCAAAAACAGGACTTAGAAGTATATCAAATGGAGTTAGACCAGTAGTTATAGGTATGGATTTAGGACTAACTCCAGCTGCTGTTATTGGGCAGCAAGACCCACGTGGTCGTGCGTTAATACTTGATGAGTGTGTTAGCTTTGATATGGGAATACAGCGGTTTATTCGAACTATGCTTAAACCACTATTATATGAGCGATTTCCCGGGGCTCCTATACTTATTGTAGTTGACCCAGCTGGGATTCAGCGAGCACAGACTGATGAACGAAGTGCGGTAGACATAATTAAAGCCGAAGGATTACGCGTTATTCCTGCTAAAACTAATAACGTATCTGCTCGGATAAATGCAGTAGATGAGTATCTTATGCGGCAAGTAGATGGGGACCCAGCGTTTTTAGTAGACCCTCGATGTACACAGTTAAAAGCTGCAATGATGGGTGGGTATAGATATAAACCAAAAGGCGATGGGGAACTGGATAAAAATAAACATTCTCATGTAGCTGAGGCGTTACAATACCTAATGTTACATATAGCTACAGCAGGAGAAGGTGGTCATATGATGTTGCGTAGAGAAATAAAACATGTTGCATCTGCTGGATGGACCTGATATAGTCTTTTTGTCACCCCATGAGTTCTCCAAAGTCGCTCATGTTAGCCCCGATAAGAAATTTTCGGGGCTTTTTTATAAATATACTTGACAATACGTATACTTATTGGTACAACTATGCCACAATATATCTATATGTATTAGGGGGTAAAAATGGCTGGAAAAGAATTTACGGTTTATTCCACAAATCCTAAAATGGATACTAGTGGAGTTTCTGCAAAACAACCACGTATCGGATATGAAATGCGCCCGTTACCAGCAAAACAAATCGCTGGAGGTACGTTATACCTAGAAGCTATTGATGAGGGTATCAAAACTAATAAAGCTGGGCTTAAAAAAATAGCTAGTCTAGTAAATACCGGTATATCAGTAGACCATGCAGTAGACATTGTAGCTAGAGAAGAAATAGAACCCAATGATATTGGCTGTTGTTAATCTAAAGGAATCTAAAATGCCAAAACAACAATCATTTACTTCGGATAATCCAAAACTTAAAAGTAGTGACTCATATAAAATTGATACTACAAAAACATTATCACCTAATCCAAAGTTTCCAGATGCTAAAGGTGTAGGAGTAGCCGGTAAATTAGTTGGTACTGCAATGAAAGGTGTAGCAAATATTGCATTTGTTCCAGCAGCTAAAGCCAATGCGTATTTAGCAGATAAAGCACAAGGACATATGTCTCAAGAAATGGGGGAAAAGCTATTTGGGCCTAATCCTCCAGCTGGAGTAAAGAAAGAACAAGCACTTGCAGCCTCAATTCCATCATATAAAAAAGGTGGTATTGTTAAGAAAGGCAAATGTTAGTGAAACATTGTGCTAATAAACAGTTGTCTATGGTGTCTAACCATCCTAAGATAAAAAGTTATCTGAACGGTGGTATAGTAGAAGATAATTACGGGCTAAGACACAATAGTAAAGAGAAAAAAGAACGAGGATTTTTAGGTGAAATTCGTATGCCAGATGGACGGTCAGTTATGACTGAACAATCTATAAGTGTAGACGGTAAAGAAATGCCTAGTATTGTTAAAGGTATGCACCCAGCCGATGTAAATTATATACGACAAACTAATACAGTACCACAGTCTGTAGTAGGAGTAGCAGTAAGAAGTGCACAAAAACGAGCGTTAGAAGGTAAATCACCATTCTGGAACGCTAAACAAGACCTAGGAAAAGGTAAGTAAATGGCAGGATTAACATTTCTTAGAGTAGTAAATAATGACCAGATTGCTCGGCAGGAAAAAGAGTCGTCGGATAAAGCATTGGCTGAACGGCAAAACCAACCTGTTATTTTAGGGTTAGTTGGGTATTTACGTAATTGTTGGGACGTTGCTCAAATGGCAAAACGGCCTATAGAGCAAGAAATGCTAAAAGCATTACGCCAACGTAATGGTGAATATGAAGCAGATAAAGTAAGACAAATACGTAATCAAGGTGGGTCAGAAATCTACATGATGGTTACAGAGGTTAAATGTCGTGCTGCTGAATCATGGCTTCGAGACATTATGTTAGATAATGGGTCTCCACCGTGGGACTTAGAAGCGTCGCCAATTCCTGAGTTATCCCCTACACAAACTAAAGAAGTTCAAGGTATCTTTGCAGAACGTGTACTTAAACTAGTACAGGAATACGGCAAGGCCCCATCTCCTGATGAGATGGAGGAGATTAAAGAAATGGTAGGGCAAGACTATAGGTTCTATATATTACGTGCGGCACAGACTCGCGCAGACCGTATGAAAGTTAAGATTCAAGACCAGTTTGCACAAGGTGGATGGGAATTATCATTCAACGATTTTATTACTGATTTAGTTACATTTCCTGCTGCGTTCATCAAAGGACCAGTTGTTCGTAGACAACGTACATTAGGATGGAAAATAAACTCTGCTGGGCAAACTACAGTAGAAGCTACAGATGTATTAGGTCCTGAGTATGAACGTGTAGACCCGTTCCGTATATATCCTGAACCGGGTGTTACAACTATAGAAGATGGGTATCTATTTGAACACCATCCTATGACACGTATGAAATTATCTGATTTAATAGGGGTTCCGGGGTACGACGAAGAAGCTATTAGAAAAGTATTAGATATTGGTAATGGTCAATCATGGATTAATGAAGATGTGGAACTTCAAAAAGATGAAGAAGAACGTAAGTTCTACGCATATATGCGTCCAACAGAAGAATTTGATGCCCTAGAATTTTGGGGTAAAGTGTCAGGTAAAATGCTTATTGAATGGGGGCTATCAGAAGATGAAGTACCTGATGCTGCTAGGGAATATGATGCTAATGTATGGATAGTAGGTAATTATGTTATTAAAGCCGTACTAAACTATGACCCATTAGGTGAAAAACCGTACGCAAAAACATCGTTTATTAAAGCTCCGGGAGCATTTTGGGGTAAAGGTATCCCTAAAATTATTGAGGACCTCCAAGGCGTATGTAATGCAGCTGCTAGGGCATTAGTAAATAACATGGGTATATCGTCTGGACCACAAGTTGAAGTAAACTTAGAACGAATTCCACCTAATGAAGATATAACGCAATTATCACCGTGGAAAATTTGGCAAGTTACAAACGACCCTGTTGGGTCTAGTGCTCCAGCTATTCGTTTTACACAGCCAGATTCACGGGCTACAGAACTAATGGCAGTATATGAGAAGTTTAGCCGTTTAGCTGATGACCATTCAGGTATTCCAGCTTATGTGTATGGGGACTTAAACGTACAAGGTGCAGGACGTACATCTTCAGGTCTATCAATGTTAATGGGCGCAGCAGGTAAAGGTATTCGCCAAGTAGTTATGTATATTGATACAGACATAGTAAAACCAGTAGTGCTACGTCAATTTGTATATAATATGCGATATGTAGAAGATGAATCAATTAAAGGCGATGTTGTGGTTCTAGCTAAGGGAGCAATTAACTTAGCAGTCAAAGAAACAGTAAACATTCGCCGTATAGAATTCCTTAATGCAACCGCCAATCCAGTAGATATGGAGATAATTGGTAAGGATGGTCGTGCCGCGATACTTCGCGAAGTGGCTAAAGGATTGCAAATGCCTGTAGATGAAGTAGTTCCATCTCGGGAGAAATCTGGATATCAGGGACGTGTACAATCGCGGGCAGCTGCTGCATCACAACAGCAACAGGCTCCTGCGGGTACTCCGGAACTGCCTAACGGAGCTCCAAAAGGTGGAATGGAAGCAAATACAGTACAAAATCGTATTAGTGGGAGGGCTGCATGATTAAGCCGGAACCTCAAGTAGTTAAAGCGCTTGCAAATGTTGTTCGCCAATATCCAGAGTTACTAGAATGGATAGGCGAATGGAGGATGCACGAACTAGAACAACTTCCAAGTGCGGTAAATAACCCGACAGTTTATCAGGGGCGCTGTCAGGTTTTAAGTGAGTTGTATAAACTTGCTAAAGATGCCCCTTCTATAGCGGCAAAGTTATAATGAACTCGCCGATTAATCACGCACACCAATAGGAGCGTTCAACATGGCACTTCCAGAGCAAATTCGCAAACAAACCGAGGCTGTACAAGAGCTGTATAAACAACTCGATATGGACAACAACACAGGCGAAGATAATAATTTAGCCAATGGTACTGTCGAAGCTATCGAGCAAGCCGACGAGACTGTAACGCAGAATGATGCTAACCCATCATTAGCAGAGGAGCAGAAAACTAATGATGAAAGAGTGTCGGAAGATACTATCGTCCAGAAATATAAGACGTTACAAGGAATGTACAACGCAGAAGTACCTAGATTGCATCAGCAAAATAGGGACATGCAAAGCCGCGTACAACAGATGGAGCAATTGCTAGCTTCAATATCAGCACAACAGCAGGATAATAAACCACAACAAACTATTGAGAAACTTGTTTCCGATAAAGATGTTGAAGAATATGGTGAGTCACTTGATGTAATGCGAAAAGTTAGTCGTGAAGAAATAGTACCTATGACCCAACGACTAGCCCATATTGAAAGTTTAATACAACAAATGCAAACTAATGTTATTCCGCAAGTTCAAGCGGTAGCACAAAGGCAAGCTATGTCGTCAGAGCAAGCGTTTTGGTCTGAATTAACTGCAGAGCAATCTAATTGGAGGGAAATAAATGATAACCAAGCGTTTCAAACTTGGCTATTAGACACAGACCCTTTAACTGGAATAACTCGGCAGACGTACCTTGATGATGCACAGCGGTCACTTGATGCCCGTCGTGTAGCTAGTTTTTTCCGCACTTGGCTTGACACTACTGGACAAGCTAATGTTGCTCAAACCAATAAATCTACGTATCAATCAGAGTTAGAAAAACAGGTAGCTCCCGGACGTTCAAAGAACTCAGGAGCCCCAACATCTAACAAGTCTAAAGTTTATACCCCCGATGATATCAGAAGTTTTTTTGATGACGTAAGGTCTGGTAAATTTAAAGGACGTGAACCTGAGAGAGACCGTATTGAACGCGATATTTTCGCTGCACAGCGAGAGAATCGTATAACTATAAATGCTTGATTAAAGGAGTTTTATTATGTCTTACGCAACCGCACCGGGCCGCCCTAATTACAGCGGCAACTTTATCCCTGAGATTTGGTCAGGTAAACTTATTGAGAATTTCTACGATGCAACAGTGCTCGCAGCAATCTCTAACACAGCCTATGAAGGTGAAATTCGTCAGTATGGTGACACGGTTAATATCCGTACTACACCAGAAATTACAATCCGTGATTATGTTAAAGGTCAAACTTTAACAGTAGAAAATCCTGATAAACCAAAAATCCAATTAATTATTGATAAAGGTGAATATTTTGCCTGCGTTGAAGATGATGTGGATAAAGTTCAATCAGATATTAATTTAATGGATACATGGTCTAAAGATGCTTCAGAACGTATGAAAATCAAAATTGATACTCGCGTTTTGACAGATATTTTACCGGGCATTTCTACATTTAACAAAGGCCTTACAGCTGGCGAACAATCATCTGCCTTTAATCTAGGCACAACAGCAGCACCATTAACTGTTTCTAAAGACGGTGCTGGTGGTACTACATCTATTATTGATTTAATTGTTGATATGGGTTCTGTACTAGATGAAGCTAATGCTCCAGAGGGAGACAGATTCTTAGTCATTCCAGCACGTTTGGCTGGGTTAATTAAAAAATCTGAGTTAAAAGATGCGTCATTAACAGGTGATAGTATGTCTATTGTCCGTAATGGTCGTTTAGGTATGGTAGACCGTTTTACTATCTATGTAAGCCATAATCTAAATGTATCAGCAGGCAAAACTAGCATTATCGCTGGTCATAAAATGGGCTTTACATTTGCATCACAAATGACCAATATGGAAACAATTCGTTCAGAAGCAACATTTGGTAATATTATTCGCGGCCTTCAAGTATATGGCTACAAAGTAACCAAAGGTGAAGCTCTATCTACAGCTGTTGTTACTGTATAGTTACCGGGGAGTACGCTCCCCATTTTATATATTTGATTGAGAGGAATTATCATGGCTACATATACTGACACCCTTGGCTTTAATAAAGGTACCGCTGCGTATCCTGCTGACGGTCTTGTTTCAACAACTAAGTTTGAAGTTACTTTAGATTTTGCAGCAATTGTTGCTGCACGTTTAGCTGCTGGTGCTACTGCATTAGCTGCTGCAGATATTTTACAAGTAATCCCAGTCCCAGCAGGTTCAATTGTATTAACTGCGGGTATTGATGTTGTAACTGCTGATACTAGTACTGCAACTTTTGACTTAGGTTATACAGGCGGTTCACCAGCAGCAGCTAATGCTTATGCGAATGACGCCCCAGCAACTCCAGTAGGTTTTACTGTTGCTAACTTAGCAAATCCAACACTTGTAGCTACAGCAGATACTATTGATTTATTAATCAATACTGCTGTTCCAACTACAGCTGTTATTCGTGCATTTGCTATTATTGCAGATTGTAACTAATTATTAGGGGCTTCGGCCCCTATGTATAAAGGAGATTAAAATGGGCGTTTATCGCGGTATTGCTCAGGACAATTTGACTATTAATAGTGGCAGAATTGATGCTGCTCCTATAGGTCAAACTACTCCTGCAGCTGGGGCCTTTACCACCCTTACAGCTACCAGTGGCGTTACTGGTGCGGTTCGTATTCCTGTAACTACACCTGTTACTCCACTTGGTGCAAACCAAGCGGGTGCTGCAGCTTTAGTTGAAGGGTTATCCGTAGTAGTAGGTGCAAATGATGCTTTAGGTGTACGTTTACCAACAGCTGTTGCAGGTGCAGTTTGTATTGTAAAAACTACTACAACAGCAAAAACACTTTTAGTATATCCAGCTACTGGGGCAGCTATTAATGCAATTGCATCAAATAGTGCAATAACTATGGCAGCTGTTACTAGTGCTATGTTTGTGGCATCTAGTACAACTCAATGGTATACAGTACCATTGTTACCATCGTAATATAACTGGTTGGGGCTTAGGCCCCTTCCTTTAGGAGAATAATTATGGCAACTGTTTCCCCTGTAGTGTCTGTTGTAGCTGGAGTTCCACATGTCACTTGGAAGGAAGTTGTAACTGGAGATACACTAGTATCACAGACTGTTATAACACGAAAATCACCTTATGCAAGTGTTCAAATTTATGGTACATTTGGTGGAGCGACAATAACATTACAATCGTCGAACGATAATACTACGTTTTTTGCCATAAAAGATATTAGCGGTACTACTGTATCAGCTAATGTGGCTAGTATTTTTGAAATATTATCTTCTGCGGCATATCTAAAACCTACTATTACTGGCGGCGGTTCTAATGCTGTTAATATTACACTAATTTTACGCGGGTAATTAGGAGATATAAATGGCTGCAAATTTAACCAGTAGTACTATAGCTAGTACTTATAATGAGATACTACATATAGACAGTGGGCCTACAGCAACTGAAAAAACTGTGTACAGCGGAACTGGTGTAGCTACAGCTATGAAATTAGGAACACTATCTGCATCTGTAGATAATATTGAGTTTGATGGTAATACTATTAGTACACTAGATACCAATGGAAATCTAGTACTATCCCCCAATGGAACTGGGTCTGTAAATATATCTAAAGTAGCTATTACTGCAGGAACTGTACCGTTTAATACAATTACTGGACTAGCACATGCTGCGTTTTCAGATATTACTGACCAAACTGGAAGTACATCAGCAGTTACTGCTGTGAAATTTGGTACCACTGACGTCACTGGTACTGGAGTAACTATGGTAACAGATGGTACGTCGTTAACACGTATCACATTTGCTGCTGCAGGAACATATATGATTGCTCCTAGCTTACAACTTAGTAATTCAGGGGTAGCAGATTACGATGTAACTATTTGGGCCACTCTTAATGATGTAAATATAGATAGGTCTGCTACATCTGTAACAGTACCAAAAGTTGGAGACGGCGGAAAAGGGTTTTTTCAGATTGTGCTATATGTTGTAGTTACTGCTGGGCAATATATTAGAATACTATGGAAACCAACTAATGTTGCCGTTACAATTGAATATACTGCAGCTATAGTAGGCCCTCCAGCTGTACCTGAAGTCCCATCGTCTATTGTTGTAGTACAAAGAATTGCATAAAAGGATTATATAAAATGAGTACTATGTATATTAGAGTAAAGAAAGACGGATTTATATACGACTATAATGAAATACTTGCCAAGAATATAGATTGTGAAATAATTACAGAGGAAATTGCGTATCCAGAACGGTTTGTAAAAACGGGTGCAATTGCAGCTGTACGCATTGGGCAACAGAAACGAAAAGCTGTATTAGATTTGTCTACTGAAAACATACCAGAGCAAGTACCATATACGCCACCAGAATTAGCAGAAGAAGCTGCTAGAGGATTTCCTAAATGACACCTAGTGCTGTAATTACAGAAGTTAGGCAGCTTATTCAGGATACTAGAGTTACATATAGGTATTCTGATATAGTATTACTAGGGTTTATAAATCAAATTATTAAACGCATGGTAGTAATTCGTCCTGATTTATTTTCTGTAATTGCAGATATATCTACAACAGCTAATGTAGTATTACAGTCAACTCCAACAGATTCCTTAAGACTAGTAGAAATATTTCAAGTAAAAAATGGTGATGCTATAACTGAAGTATCTAGAGATACACTAGACCAAACATATCCGGGATGGGTTAATGAACCGTCAGGATTTCCAGTTAATTTTATGCGCCATGTCCGAAATCCTAATAAATTTTTTGTGTACCCGCGCCCCTCGTCAGGAGTAGTTCTTGTAGGGGAGTATGTTCAGATACCATCAGACTACGGACTAAGTGATACGATAGGGATACCTAATGCGTATCTTCCTGCTATAGTAGATGGCACAATATATTTAGCAGAATCTGTCGATAATGAACATGTAAATTCAGGACGCGCCAAAATGTACCAAGAATCATTTATGCGAAATCTAGACGTAGGACTTCAAGCTAGAGTTATTACAGATACAGAACAAGGCGGACTTGAGCCGAAACAGGTAATCTAATGTTCACACGTGATTTTTCTACACTTGCAACACGCCTACAACCTAGTGTTCCGGGATGTCCGCAACAAACAGTAATTCAGTACATTAGAAATACTGCTATAAATGTATGTGAAAAAACTCTAGCATGGAGATATCAGCAACCTAAATTTAATTTGATTCCGGGAACGTATACATATAATTATAATAGACCAGCGGATACAGATGTACATGCGGTGTTTACTGCATTATTAAACGATAGTCCATTAGATATACTAACTTTAGATAAAGCTCTAGAAATGTACCCGGCGTGGGCAGATAAATATACTACGTCTGCAGATATTGAACAGTTCGGAAGTACTCCTCAGTCTATAACGCAAATAACCCCTAATCAATTTGCAGTACTTCCATTACCAGATGCACAATATACGTACACTATGCGTATGTTTTACGCACTTAAACCTACTAGAGATTCATCTGGTATGGACGAGACTATATTTGATGATTTAGAAGATGTAATTATGCACGGAGCGCTGCAGCAACTTTTAGTATTGCCTAACACAAATTGGTCTGATAGAGAACTAGCGGCATACCACGCTAAACAATATCTTTCACAACTTACAGAACGTAGAGCCCGAGCTAATCTAGGTAATGCTAGAGGTGTTGTATCTGTACGTATGCAATCATTTTCTTGAAGGATTATAAATGTCTGCCATAAAACTTGTACGCAATGATACAGCACCACAATTACGGTGTACTATTACTGATACGTTAACAAATTTACCAGTTAATCTTACGTCTGCTACAGTTACATTACATTTTAGAGCAGCTAATTCTACTACGTTATTATTTAGTAGGATAGCTACTATTACCGACGCTGTTAATGGGGTAGCAGTAGTAGCATGGTTAGTAGGAGATTTAGACCAAGATGCTGGGGAATATGAAGGGGAATTAGAAGTAGTTCTTAGTGGAGGTACTAGGGAAACAATATATAATATTTTGCAATTTGAACTTCGTGAGGAGTTTGCGTGAAACTTAATGTTTTTACGCTTGGAGTTAAACTTGCACTTGGAGTTATGTCTAAAAGACTGGCTGTTAGTGCAGCGGCATCAAAATTATCTTTACGGGTAGCAGCATTAAAAGTAACAATAGCACTAGGTACCTTTATAAAATATGTATTAGCTGTAGATATAGTATCTATTCAAGAACAAATAGCAAAGTATTTTACAAAAAATATTATAGATAGTATAGATATACAAGATAATCTAATAATAGTACCTACTAAAGTTTTAGGTGATAGAGCAGGATTTAGTGATGGTGAACCATATTTTGCTGAGGACTATATAACAGGAGCGCCAAGTGACCAAACTTATACTGAAGGTAGACAACCAGTTTGGGAGATGCTAAAAATATTAGTAGAACTTCCTACTACTATAGCGTCTACATTAGTACTTACGTTTAATAGAGGTATAACAGATACTAGTAATATTAATGATTCTGTAAACATAGTATCTAGTAAAGGTATAAATGATGCCGTAAGTATTAGTGAAATTGTACTTCTATCTGTTACATCAGGATTATCTGATGCAGTAGGAGCCGGTAGTACTGGTAGTTTATATAGTCAAGGATACGTAGATTTTAGTTATTTCGCGGAAGATTACGTAGGCGATTCGCGAGTTTTTTCTTAAGGAGTAATACATGAACACAAATGAACAATTAAAACTTGCAGGTATTCTTCACATTGTAGTAACTGATAGTAATGGAAATATTAAAGAAGATAAAACTGAAAATAACTTAGTAGTAAATACTGGACTAGCATTTATTATTAGTCGCATGGTTGGAACTACTAAAGGTGTAATGAGCTATATGGGTGTTGGGTCTGGGGTATCAGCGGCAGTGGCAGGTGATACTAATTTAGGTAGTATTCTAGGTAGTCGGAAAGTACTCGATAGTACTACAATTGCAGGAAGTAATAATGAAAAAGTAGTTTATGTTTCAACGTTTTCTGCAGGTGAAGGTACTGGAGCAATTACAGAAGCCGGTGTATTTAATGCGTCTACTGCTGGGGATATGTTATGCCGTACAGTATTTGCAGTAGTAAATAAAGCTGCTTCTGATACAATGGTTATTACATGGACAATTACGTTGTCTGCTGCATAATAGGGGTAAATCATGGCTACTATAGTAACGCGCGCAGGCAAAGGGTCTCCATTAACTAACACTGAGCTAGACTCTAATTTTACCAATATAAATGCAGAATTATCTACAGCTGTAATTACTGGGGGCACAATTAATGGCGCGACTATAGGCGCGACTACTGCGGCGGCAATTACAGGCACTACAATTACAGGCACTACAATTACAGGCACTACGTTTAGCGGCGCGGGTACAAGCCTAACGGGTACAGCAACAGCACTTTCAATAGGCGGAAACGCAGCTACAGCTACAACAGCTGGAACAGTTACAACAAACGCCAATTTAACAGGCCCAATCACTTCAGTAGGCAATGCCACAAGCATAGCAAGCCAAACAGGTACAGGCACTAAGTTTGTAGTAGACAACACTCCAACGCTAATCACCCCTGTACTTGGCGTAGCCTCTGCAACGAGTGTTACAGTTTCTGGTGTAGTAGGTACATCAGCCACAGATTCACTTATAATCCCTTCAGGTACTACGGCAGAGCGTGGTGCTTCAACTGCTGGAAAAATTAGGTATAACTCTACTACTTCATCTTTTGAGGGCTACGGTGCAGCATGGGGTGCGCTAGGTGGCGGTAACTCAACCACTAAAGGGATGTGGGTAAACTCACAGACCATCAACGAAGATATAACCGTTACCACTGGAAATTCAGCCACATCAACAGGACCAATAACGATTGCAGCAGGTAAGGCAGTTACACTTGAAGCTGGTGTACGTTGGATGATTTTATAAGGAACTATAATGGCAAACTCAATATCATCAGTAACAACAGGTACAGGCGGGATTGTCCTTACGTCTGTAGATACATCAGGCAACACTAATATCAAGAGTGGTACAACAACCATAGCGGCTATATCATCCACAGGGGTAGCGGTAACTGGTACATTGAGTGCGAGTGGTGGTGTGGCAAAGGCATCTCTGCCAACAGGGAGTGTGTTGCAGGTAGTTAATGCTACTACTACAACCAATACAGTTACTACCTCTAGCACATATCAGGCTACAAGTTTAACTGCCTCTATTACACCAACAAGTGCTAC